ACCAAATCACACCCCCCGTAATAACCGCAGACGAGAGCGGGATGTATCAATACTACATCCCTATGAACTATATGGTCACCGAGACCATTTCATCCCCCAACCAAGGTAGTTTTGTTATCCCCAATGTCGGGGAGAATACAGAAGAAACGCTAAACCTCGCTAACCCCGGCCCCATTGGCCGGGGCTCGGGGGCCGTTCCTAGCTCCGCAACCTTCACCTCGCTTATTGTGCAAGGAACCCTTACTACAGGGCTAACCACGGCGGGGGTGGTGGTAACTAACGGCAGCGGAGTGCTCAGCAGCAGCGGCAAAGGTCTTGCGGGTGGCGGAGCGGCGATACCAACCGGCCCGCCATCCTCTGTTACCGGCGACCTTGTCACCTTTGCCAGCACAGGCGGAGATATCCGGGACAGCGGAATCCAACCCTCCACGCTACTGACGACGGGTACTAGTATTACCGCCAGCCAGATGCCAGCGCTGACCGGAGATGCGACCAGCACAGCGGGAACGGCGGCGATGACCGTGAAAGGGTTGAACGGCGTGCTGTTGAGCGGCCTAGCGACGGGGTTGCTGAAAAACACGACCAGCACCGGCGTGCCGACCATCGCAGCGGCGGGCACGGACTATCAAGCTCCTCTGGCAAGCACAAGCACAACCGTAAACGGACAGAACTGCGCTTTAGGGAGTTCCTGCACCGTTATGGGTAGCTACGGAGATTCGTACCTTCTTACAAATTATACCAATTCGACGACCTCCTACACCTCGGTCATCTCCCTCCCTTCTATCCCCGCCGGAGTTACGGTTATCGGGAGATGTGTTCTGAATTGGAAAACAGCTTCTACTTCCTACGGAATTACATTGGCGGCACAAGCCTCCTACACGCCTACTACCCTCTACGTAACTTCTAACTTGTTCAACGGTAATCCTGGGTTTAGCCAAGGTCCGCAAACCGTAATCACCTCTACAACAATAACTCAGATAGATACCACGGCATCCGCCTTAGGTACTGCGGCGTCATATCCAGCTTATGTTGATCTCCTTCTGGTGAACGGTTCCAACGCAAACGTCATCACTCTGTACGCCGAAAGTCAGAATGCGGGAAACGTAAACACCATCGCCGCCGGGTCTTTCTGTTCGTGGTTGCCTTAACGGAGATTATCTTGGCAAGTACATTTGATGAACTTATAATCGAGAGCGGAGTAGACCCACAGCTCCTCGAAAATTCTCCGGATGAATTCTACGCTCAAGCCGCCCGCATCCCCAATAGAAATTTGTACGATCTTCTTCTTTTGCTGAAAGAAGACCTCGTAAACATGTCCCAGTTAGGCGCGGAGCACGTTCCGAACTCCCGGCTGGGAAAAGAAGTAAGACGTAGAAGTATTTTTGATCTCAAATGGCTGGCTCAGTATTTCCTGTGGGATTCCATGCCCGCGAGCGATGGGGGTCTGAAACCTGTTTCAGATAACATATTCCTCGACCCGCAGTACGACTCCGTCGCCGAGTTATTTGTCAAGAAAGACCCCTCCGTACCCATTCATAAACTAAGTCCCGTGAAAACGAGGCTGTTCCTCTACCCAAGAGGCGGCGCGAAAAGCTCATACGACCACGTAGACACGGCTCAGTGGATTTTAGCCTACCCGTCGATCCGTATTTTATACCTCACCGCCGAGGCCAGCTTGTCTGCCGGTTTCATAGGTGAAGTCAAATCCTTCTTTTCAATAAAAGAAGATTGTACTCCAACATTCATTAATCTGTTCTTCCCCGAATTCTGCTGCTACGACAACGAGATGCGAAAAGGCAACCTCTTTATCTGTCCAGTTTACAAAGCTAAGAAGATAAAGAGAAAAGAGGCCACGGTCATCGCCTCCTCTGTCGGCAAGACGAAATCTGGCTGGCACTACGAGATCATCAAAGCCGATGACGCTGTATCCGATAAGAATAGCTTGACCGAAGCGCAATGCCTCAGCGTATCAGAGCAATTGTTTCTCGCAGAAAATCTTTTGGTTCCGGGCGGAGACGGGTTCTATATCGACTATGTGGGTACCAGGTATCACGAAGTCGATCACTACGGAGCCCTGCTAGAGAAATATCTGAAAAATGGGGATGTTGAAATAACATCCGGTCGCGGGTGGAAATTTTACCACAACAAGACATTTCAGGTTGACGCTCTGATCGGCAAGGCGTGCCAAATCAAACCGGAAGTTGCGGAGAGATTGGCACGGGAAGGACGCCCGGTTACTTATGCGGAAGCGGGGGCCGATGGGTGCGAACTGCTCCTCCCGGATATCATATCGTACTCTTTCTTCATGGGCAAGTTTTCCAAGAACGAAAGAGTGACCGAGGGGCAGCTTAACCAGAACCCCCAACTCACCAGTGATATCGAGTTCAACCGGCTGCTGATGATGAAGGCGGTTGTTCCATACCAGCAGTTGCCTCGACAAGGGCCGTGCTCTCAGTTTTGGGATTTCGCTTTTAGCCAAAAGAAGGGTCGAGACTACACGACCGGCGCTTCCGTAATTTGGGCGGAGGAAGACGAAATCGGGCCGGAGGGAACCAAAACGGAGAACAAACGGATTACCGGGTATGTGCGGAAGATCGTTCGGGATCGTTTCAATCACCTAACTCTTGCCCAAGCCATCGTTCGGCTCGCCCAAGAAGAACGACCTTTTATCATCGGAATTGAAGACGCAGCGGGCTCCCGATTCTTAGAACCAACCATCCTATCCGAGGCGTACAAAACCAAGGATTCGTACATCATCGAACTGTGCTCGCACATAGATTGGGTTCCGCCAGATAACCAAACGGATGCCAAAAGAGTTCGGATTCGCGCCATGTATCCGTGGATCGCGGAAGGTCGGTTCAAATTTCTTAATGCCTGCATGTCCCCCCAAGACCCAACCCTAGAATCCTTTTACTCGGAGTGGGAGAAATGTTTGGCATCACATCACCACGATGATATTCCAGATGTAATTTCTCAACAACCTCGGTACGCTCCGCAATCTACGCAAATCATAGTTAATCGTATCGAAGACAAGATGACTAATTTTGACCGGATGGGGTGGTCGGAAGTCTTTGATGAGAACTACCAGCCGAACGCGGGGGCAGCGTACTACTTGGACGACAACGGCAACATGGTTCCCTTGTACGCCGAGCCAGAAAATCTCGCCGAGTTGTTTACCCCGCAGCCGGAAGCCCCGAGTCACTCTCCAAGTGGGATGCAAAATATCCTTGGGGCAGGCATGAACGGATAGAATCCGGAAGATTAAATGAAAATCCAAGTCATAATTTTAGGCGATAACGGCGAGATTCTCGCGGAGCACGAAGCGGACGCCTGCCAACCCAGTATTTGGCGCGCAACGACCGGACAGAAACTGCTGGGAAAGATGCCGCAGATTTCCGACCAGACCAACACCGGAACCTACGAACTTTTCGGAATCACTTTTCAGCCCCATGTGAAAGTAGACAGTCCGAATGGGTGGACGGGCCCGGCACCCCGACCAGTCAGTCCGGTTAATGGACGACCTTCTGCACAGAGTAGTTTTCCAAATTTAATGGGCACGTCTGCCCCGCAGGAACAAACTAAACCAACCACGGGCCGAGTGCCCGGATTAAGAGGATAATATGGCAATCGGCGATCTCGTAAAACTTAACGGCGGACTGGAGTCTCCCCGCCAGTGCAAACCTTCTGATTTCCCCGCAGTCGGGCCTACCGGTCCCGAAGGATCGTCCAGCGGAGCAGGCCAACTCGTAAAACAGACGGCGGAGCAACTCGCCCCGGGTAGCGTTCAAGACAACGGCGACCAGACTCCGTCAAACTGGAGCAAGGATACCTGGAAGGTGGGCAAGAGCACGGGCGAGCAGGGCACCTCCGTCTCCTTCAAGGGAGCCGTAGACTTGGCTTGCGGCTGCATGGTACCGAACGCAAAAGAGCAGAAATACTAATAATCTGCCCAGGTAACTCTTGGTAAAATGTTTTAAGTGGTGTCGGTAACACTTCAACAACCGACAAAACTTTCCGCAAAGTTAGCCACGTTCTTCCCCGGCTAAGGGAGTCCAACTCGTGCTTCTAGACCAACCAATTGTCGATGCCTACAAGGAGATAACGCCCACCGAGGCGAAAGACTTCCTGTCTACCGAGGTTTGGGGCGAGGACCCGGCCCTGAAGTTGTGTCTGCAAGATGCCCAAAAAGCGGAGGATGGAGAAAATCGTAGAAGCTGGATTCACGGCTGGGAATCCGCGAGAGACCTTTACAATTCGAATTTTATCCAGCATTTTTGGCCTGGGACTCAGATGGAATCTTCGTCTGTAAATTTCTTCACCGTCGCAACTGCTGTGAACGGAATAAATCCGCAGATTTTGGCCGGGCTGTTCTACGAGAATCCGCCATTTATTACTCAAGAACGAAGCGGAACTTCTGCTCAGGCGTCCCGAGCAGTCTCGGCTTTACTCGGGTACCAATTAGAAGATATAAATTTCAGAGAAGAATTACGTTTAGGCTGTATG